TTTGTAACACCGAAGAGGAAATGCTAGAGCAATTCCTTATTTGGTGGGAGAATAATACTCCTCATATTGTCACGGGATGGAACATCAAGGTATTTGATATTCCTTATCTAATCTCACGCATTCAAAGAGTTCTTAAGGTGAAAGATGCGAACCGCCTTTCTCCGTGGAAGCGTCTTCGTGAAAAATTCGTGGAGATTCAGAGTCGAAAGAATATTATCTTTCAGATTCTTGGTGTATCAATCCTGGATTATTATGATGTGTATCGTACATTCACATACACCAACCAAGAATCGTATCGTCTAGATCACATCGCGTTCGTTGAACTCGGTGAGCGTAAACTTGCATACGATGAGTACGATTCGATCAAAGAGTTCTACAAGAATGACTTTCAGAAGTTTGTTGAGTATAACATCAAAGACGTTCAACTTGTTCAGAAGTTAGAAGAGAAACTCAAGTTGATTGAGTTGGCTATGGCACTTGCCTATGCTGCCAAAGTAAATTTTGAGGATGTCTTCTCTCAAGTAAGAACTTGGGATGCAATCATTTATCATTACCTACGGGATAAGGGAATCGTAATTCCTCCTAAGCGTGGTGGGAGGAAGGACGACCAATACGCTGGTGCGTATGTAAAGGAACCAATTGTTGGTCAACATGATTGGATTGTTTCTTTTGACTTGAATAGTCTATACCCACACTTGATCATGCAATACAATATCAGTCCAGAAACAAAGTTGAGTGTAAATCCAAATCTAAGTTTCGGTGTTGGAGTAAATCGTATTCTCAGTGGTGAATGCGATGATAACCTGAACAAACTTCGTAGTATTGGATCAGTTGCAGCAAACGGAACTTGTTACCGAAAAGATATTCAAGGATTTCTTCCTGAACTCATGGAGAAGATGTATCAGGAAAGAAAGATGTATAAGAAGAAGATGATTGAGTGCCAGAAGCAGCGAGAAGAAATTCCAAAAATGAATATGCCTTCTATTGGTAAGGCTGGACTTGCTCGGAAACTTGATAACGATATTGCAAAATATCACAACTTCCAGTTGGTTCGTAAAATTCAATTGAACTCTGCTTACGGCGCAATCGGAAACCAATACTTTCGTTATTATGACGTAGAACTTGCAGAAGCAATTACCCACTCTGGGCAGTTGAGCATTCGTTGGATTGCAGACAAACTAAACGCATTTCTAAACAAGCATGTTGGAACGGAGGATTATGATTATGTTGTTGCCTCTGATACAGATTCTGTTTACCTTCGTCTTGGTAAGCTCGTTGATCGTTTTGTTCCGAACAAATCAACGAGTGAAATAGTTGACTTTCTTGATAAGGCATCAGAGAAAATCATTCAACCATTTATTGATAAGCAGTATGAACAATTGGCATCAATTATGAATGCCTATGAGAATAAGATGTTTATGGGACGAGAAGTAATTGCAGACAAGGGAATCTGGACTGCAAAGAAGCGGTACATGTTGAATGTATGGGATAGCGAAGGAATTCGATACGAGACTCCAAAACTCAAGATCATGGGTATTGAGACTACTCGTAGTTCTACTCCACAGATTGTTCGAGATAAACTTAAGGAATGTATTCGTTTGATTCTCACTACAGACGAACAGACAGTACAAAAGTTCATCCTTGATTTTAAGGAAGAGTTCTATGCAAGTGAACCAGAAACAATTGCATTCCCACGCGGAGTATCAAATCTGAAAAAGTATTCTTGTAATACTGATCTGTACAAGAAGGGAACTCCGGTTGCAGTAAAGGGAGCATTAATTTATAATCACTTCTTGGATAAACTTGACTTGACTCGTAAATACGAGACAGTATTCGAGGGAGATAAGGTAAAGTTCATTTATCTTAAGAGTCCCAATCCAATTGGTGGTCCTCGTGGAGATCAAGTTATTTCGTTCAAGACAATGATTCCAAAGGAATTGAAACTAGATAACTTTATAGATTATGACAAGCAGTTTAGGACTAGTTTTATTGAGCCACTTAAGAACATTCTTGATGTAATTAATTGGAAAACAGAAAAAGTATGTACACTCGAAGATGTCTTCGGATAAGGAGAATAAATGGATTTCTTAAAAAACTTAATTAAAGAAAGCGGAAACAAATATGCTAGCACAGTTGACGAAGGCATTGCCGGATCAGATATTAGAGGATTCGTGGACACTGGCTCCTATATTTTTAATGCTCTGCTTTCTGGTTCTATTTACGGAGGTATTGCAGACAATAAAATCATTGCGCTCGCAGGAGAATCTGCCACAGGAAAGACGTACTTTACTCTGGGAGTTGTTCATAAATTCCTTAATGACAATCCTGGTGCTGTTGTATTGTATTTCGATAGTGAGCAAGCAGTTACATCAGACATGATTCGTGAGCGTGGTATTGATCCTGCTCGCGTTGCAGTCATGCCTGTTTCTACCGTAGAGGAGTTTCGTCATCAGGCAATTAAGATTCTTGACAAGTATATCGAAGAGACTGATAAGAAGCCGATGATGATTGTTCTCGACTCTCTTGGTATGTTGTCAACCGAGAAGGAAATGAACGATACAGCAGAAGGAAAGACGACCAGGGACATGACCCGTGCTCAGGTGATTAAGGCTACTTTCCGTGTTCTTACTCTCAAGTTAGGTGCTGCTGGTGTCCCAATGATCATGACTAATCACACTTATGATGTAGTTGGTGCATATGTTCCAACTAAAGAAATGGGTGGAGGTACTGGTCTTAAGTACGCTGCGTCTACCATTGTTTATCTTTCCAAGAAGAAACTTAAGGAAGGTACTGATGTGATCGGTAACATTATTCATTGTAAACTTTACAAGTCTCGCTTGACAAAGGAAAATGCAATGGTTGATGTGATGCTGAATTACGATAGCGGACTTCATAGGTATTATGGACTCTTGACACTTGCCGAGAAGTATGGTATCGTAAAGAAAGTATCGACACGATATGAGTTTCCTGATGGCTCAAAGGTTTTCGAGAAAGCAGTTTACAGAGAGCCTGAGAAATACTTTACTGATGAGATCATGAAACAACTGGACGAAGCAGCATCTAAAGAATTCAAATACGGTGAACTTAAAGTAGAAGAAACCATAGAAGATGAGTGATCTTTCCAAACTAATTCTTTCCAACCTAGCATACAACGACTCTTTTTCGAGAAGAGTCGCTCCTTTTTTGAAAGGGGAATACTTTGAATCATTCGCAGACAAAACTATATTTCATATCATCTCGAATTTCATTCGGGAGTATAATACGACTCCATCGCGCGATGCGATCTTCGTTTGTCTAGATAAAAAGACAGACCTTAACGAACAGACTTACAAGAACTGTAAGGAACTCGTTGACAGTCTCTCAGTCGATGAAAAGACTGACGAGACTTGGCTTGTCACTGAAACAGAAAACTTCTGCAAAGAAAAGGCGGTGTACAATGCGATCATGGAGTCGATTCATATCATCGACGGTAAGTCAGAGTCAAAGACGGCAAACGCAATCCCTGAGATCCTCTCCGAAGCCCTCTCCGTCTCCTTCGACACCCACATCGGACACGACTACCTCGAAGACTCAGACCAAAGATACGACTTCTACCACAGAGTAGAATCTAAGATCGCGTTTGATCTTGACTTCATGAATCGCATTACCAAAGGCGGTACACCACAAAAGACTCTTAACATCATCATGGCTGGTACTGGTGTTGGTAAGTCGATGTTTTTGTGTCATCATGCTGCCGCGTGTCTTGCACAAAACCAAAATGTATTGTACATTACCTGTGAGATGGCAGAAGAAAGAATCGCAGAACGTATCGACGCAAATCTTCTGGATATCACGATGGAAGACCTCGGAGAACTTCCAAAGGAAGTTTACAAGAGAAAGTTGGAAAAGATTGCAGGACATGTTCGAGGTAAGTTGATCATCAAGGAATATCCAACTTCTTCCGCAAGTGTTTCTCACTTCAAGAATCTTCTTGATGAGTTGTGGCTCAAGAAGAAGTTCAAGCCAGATATTATCTTTGTTGATTACCTTAACATCTGTGCATCTTCTCGTCTTCGTAACAACGGTAGTGTCAACTCTTACACTTACATCAAGGCGATTGCAGAGGAACTCCGTGGACTTGCAATTGAGCGTGGTGTTCCTATCTTCTCTGCAACTCAGGTGAATCGTACTGGATTCACTAACAGTGATATGGGACTCGAAGATACGAGTGAATCATTCGGACTTCCGCAGACTGCGGATCTCATGCTTGCGTTGATTTCAACAGAAGAACTGGAAGAACGTAATCAGATTATGGTAAAGCAACTCAAGAATCGTTATAATGATCTGAATGTAAATCGTAGATTTGTTCTTGGTATCAATCGTTCAAAGATGAAGTTCTATGATGTGCAGGAAGATCAGCAGTTTGGTTTGGTAAACTCAAATCAAACATCAGAAGAAGCAGCGGGTTCTGGTTACAACGTAACCTTTAATGACAAGTTTAAGAAGAGTGATTTCTCTTCTTGGAGTTAATATGACTGTATATATTGATAAGAATTTCGTTAACATAGTATCGAACAAACTAGAGAATTTTTCTTGGAAGAAGAATGATCTAGCAAATGCTCGATGTCCAATCTGTGGTGATTCACAGAAGAAAAAGTCCAAGGCACGACTTTACTTCTATGAGAAGGGTAATAAATATCTTGTGAAGTGTCATAACTGTGGTTATGCTGCTGACATGTACGGGTTCTTGGAACACATGGATCCAAATCTACACAAGGAATATTGTATTCAGATTTGGAAAGAGAAGCACGGTAATCAGAAGAAAAAGAACTTACTCGGAGAAAGCCAAATGCTCTCACTGATGAAGAAGCCAGAGTTCAAGAAGAAAAATCAAAACCTACTTAAACCCCTGACTCCCATCAAGGATCTTCCCCCTCAACATCCCTGTGTGCAGTTTCTAGAACTGCGTAAGATTCCTCGTAAGCGTTGGGACTTACTCTATTACACCGATTACTTTGGTGATTACATGAAGATGCTCGATTCTGAATCTTCACCTCTTTCTGGTGGATATGCAGATGAGAATCGACTTGTGATTCCTGTTTTCAACAAGGAGGGTGATGTTGTTGGTGCTCAGGGACGAGTCATCACAATGAAGGGTGAAGCAAATGCTCGTAACACTCTTCGTTACATTACAGTAAAAGCAGACAAGAGCATTGATAGACTTTGGTATGGACTTTGGAGAGCGGATCCAAAGAAGCGAGTGTATGTCATGGAAGGACCACTCGACTCACTTTTTATTCCAAATTCTATTGCTATGGTTGGTGCTGGTGCTATAGATAATGTGCATCCTCGTTTCGAGAATTCAGATGTCACCTATGTACTGGACAACGAACCAAGAAATGAACAGATCATTAAGTACAACGAAAAACTCATTAAGATGGGAAAGAATGTATGCATATGGTCTAGTGACATTACAGAGAAAGATATTAACGATATGGTTTACACTCGTTCACCATCTGAGATACGTCGTACCATTGATCAGAATACTTTCAATGGGTTGGAGGCAACTTTGAGACTTAGACAATGGAGAAAAATATGAGAGAAGTGGTTCTTGATAAGGGACATGTTGAGTATGTCGCCCATATGGGTTCTGATTTGATGGTTTGTAACGCCGCCCGAGTTTCTTTTGCAAAGGAAACTGATTGGGAAATTGACAGTGCAGCAGTTCAACGAATGAGAGACAGTGGATCTCCTACTATTCCACTAGAAGAGTTGAGAATGCTTGGAGAGAAGGATAAGAAACTTATTAAATATCTTGCAAAGCACAATCACTGGACACCATTTGCACACCCTCAGATCACTCTGCGAATCAAAGCACCTGTTTCTGTTCGTACTCAGTTCTTTAAGCATAAGCAGGGATTCGTCGAGAACGAAACCTCTCGTCGATATGTCTCATACATTCCAGAGTTTTACACTCCAAAGTGGAGAGGTAAGCCCACGAATGGTGCAAAGCAGGGAAGTGAGGACTTTATTGATCTATCTGTAATGGACGAGAAGAAGTATCATAATGCTGTGCGACATTGTGTTGACTCTTACAATAGACTTCTCGAAATAGGAGTTGCACCAGAGCAAGCACGATTCGTTCTCCCGCAAGGTATGTACACCGAGTGGTACTGGACTGGATCTTTAGCGGCATATGCACGGTTCTATTCTCAACGTATAGATGAACATGCCCAGTGGGAGATTCGTCAGTACGCAGAAGCAGTGGGAAAGATTATAAAACCACGGTTTCCATATTCTTGGGAAAGCCTCACTCATAAATAGAGTGAGGCTTTTTCTAGGAACTGCAGATGTCAACAGATCTATCTAATTATGACATTTATTTGTATAAGGGAAACACCTTTAAATTAGATTTTAGTTACACCGATAGTAATAATATCGGTATAGATTTAACTAATTATGATGCAAATATGCAAATCAGAAGATCACCGTATGATGATCTTCTGATTGCAGAATTAACAGAAAGCTATCCAACAGGATCTTTTGGTAGAGGTTTATCCGGCGATTTCCAATCAGGAACTGGAATAACAGGATACACTGGAGGGTTAATTTTAAATTATGATGGAGTCACTGGTGATGTTCATATAGAAATCGACTCAGAAACATCTTATGCTATGCCTTTAGGTAAAAACTATTATGATCTTCAATTATACAATCCAGCTAATGGAGCAAGGACTACTATTATTAGAGGAAGATTTGAAATCCTTGAGAATAGTGTAAGCATACAACGATCTGCTCCAGAATTATTAACTGATCCAGAAATAACAGGAGGCTCGGGATGAGTATACCGTTTGTAGGTGATATTTTATCTGTTACCAATTTAAATATTTCTGGATATCCAACACCAAACGTTTCATATCAGTGGACAAGAGATCTTTTACATATTGACGGTGCTTCTGGAACAACTTATGAAATTGCAATAGATGATGTGGGTTCTGTTTTGGGTGTTGAATTACTCATTTCAAATCCATATGGAAATCTAAATGAAGTTATTCAATACAACGAAACACAAGGAATTATAATTCTTCCAGAATTTATTCAAGAACCATATATCTTTTCAAAAATATTTCCTCCGATGGAATTGAATACTGTTTATGCAGTAGTTGATGGTTTTGTTATAGGAGAACCAATTCCAACATTAACATATCAATGGTACAGAGATGGTTCTCCCATTAATGGAGCAAATGAAAATTCTTACATACCATCGGTGGATGATATATCTACAATTTTAAGTGTTGGTATTACTGCTAGCAATTTGGGCGGATCCGTTTTTGCAAGTGCTTCTCTTAACGATCCGATAGAAAGATCCGATCTCGTCGGTAGTTACGTTAATATCACTTCTTCTGTTTTTGCTGGGTATTACGCAGAAACCTCAACTGACATCTATGGATTTGATTCAATCTCATATAACTGGAAAGCAAATACAGGAGATGGTTTTGTCACGTTCAGTGAGGAGTTAAATCGAACTGTTATTGAAGATGAATACATTGGAGCATCTATTAAATGTATAGTAACAGCAGAAAGAGAAGGAAAAGATAATCTGACCATAGAATCGAATATAGTTACTGTACAAGAAACATTTGACTATACGGTAGGATCTTATCCTCCACAAGGAATTCTCATTCCGGGCGATGGATATGGTTCCGACTTTGTAGAAAAATCAGATGTAAAGGTAACAAATACACCGGATTTATTTGCAAACGAATCTTATCCTGTATTCAGACTAGGGCATCCAGATGTAAATTATATGGATGCTTCTGGTTTTACTCTGGACATGTATGCGTTTCATGGTTCTGGGGTAAAAAATGTTATATTGACATGCAATGGCGGAGATTCTGTGACAGCAGGATTTGTTCAAGAAGGTGGAAATACAGGACAGGGATATTTTTACTTCCCAGTTGATGCTTCTAACTTTACCGCCGGGGCAACTTATGAATTAAGAGCAACTGCAATTCCAGTAAACGGATATCCCAGATCCCAGCAAATGATTTTGACTTATTATGAGGAAGAGAACAAAGTTTCAATTGACACCACCACTTCCATTAAAGAAGCATGTTTGGAAATAACAACGGCACCAGATTATGATCCCACAAAGAAAAATATAATAGAATTAACAGAAAACGGTTATTATGATTTTGGATCAAATATAGCAGGTAGTTTTCCTACAGATTATGGAATAATAGAAGTTGTTCCTGCAGAGGGAGTGTTACCAAAATTTGATTTAACAAATCAAACTAAAAATGGACAGAACATAACCAGACCTTCAATTAAACAAATTAAATTTAATAATTGTTATTTTGAAAATACGGTGGGTGGACCTGGTGTTTATGTCGAAGATTCCTATTCCTTTAGATGGTGGTTTCATGGATGTACTATGCAAGGGAATCAGGTAGATTCAGGAAATTATTTATTACCATGCGGAGAAGTGTCTGGACCAGAAGGATGGTTTAGAAATGCTTATTACCAAAGGTTATATTACACAGATTGTTATGCGGAACAATGTCATAACGCACCATTTGCAGGAGCAGTTCTTGCAAATAGATGTACTGCAAAATTTAATTATCAAGATTCCTACACAAATACAGTCGCATGTATAAATTGTTCATCTATAAATCACCTTACTCCAGGATGCAGTAATTTTCATGCAGATCATTATCAATTATTCAGTGGCAGATCTCCATATCTAGTCGAAAATTTCTTGCTCTATGGTTACAGAGGAGAAGATAACACACTTACAGTACAACCATTTGGTTTCTTTGGTACTGGAAATGAAACTTATAGAGACATTGGATTTATTAATTCCAGTTGGGGTGGTTCATATGGAAGTTATGCACTTGCACAACTTGGATTAACATATGATCATGTTTTGTGCATTGGATTGGAACTTCAAAATAGAAGTCTTACTTTTAGAGATAGACCAGGAAATGCAATAGGACCAGTACTGGTAAGAGGTGTAAATTGTGGTGGTAGTTTAAGTTGTGACTTTTTACATGATTTAGAACATCTTGCATTGGTTGGTTCTACAAATGAATTTAAAGTAGAAAACAACACTCCTAATTTAAGGTTTACTGGATCTCCTTCTGATGATTCCGCACTGAATTTATATTATGAATGGCATATATCAGGTGCGTCTATGGCATCTGTAACATCATTTAATTCTTACTTAACAGAAGCAGATGGAACGAATACAAATTTATGGATAGGAAATACAGCACATGTAGAACCCGTGGATGAATACGAATCCATAAATCATATATTTAATTCTAACTTGAGTGGTAGATTTTCATATTCAAACTTTGTAGATGATTATATCAGATCATTTACTCTTACTAATTTGATTGATGAAAATGCAGCATTGGATCTACAAAATAAACAATATTATCTTAGATTGATAATTGATCAGGGGGCATCTACAAGTTTAGTAGGAAAGAAAAGATCCGATAACAAACTTGTTGATTTCGGTGGGTTTTATCCAAGTATATTTGGTAGTTTAAACTTAACAAAAGAAGATATTGTAAACTCATCTACTGGAGTCACATTTCAAGTATTAAGTCCATTACCATATGGTTCTACCGATACTGCTCCTGAATTTTTAACTTTCTTAGGCGGAACTCCAGATATAATTTCCCCTGGAATTACTGCTTATGTAATAGATTATGATTCATCTGGAACTGCTCCTATTACAACATCGTTCCAGTGGTTTAGTGGAGAAACTCCAGTTGGAACCAATAACGATTATTATTTAGCAGAAGAAACCGACCTTTCAAATATTTTAACTTGTCAAATTACACTTACTAATAAAGCAGGATATACTCAAGATACAGTGGAGTTTGGTATTGTACAGGGTAATTGGAATGATACTAATGATGGCATTTATCAATTCCCAACACCCTTTAATGAAAATTATAACGATGTAGTAACTATACAGAGCGGAGTTACTTTAACAAATCTTTTATCTGCTAGTACTTTAGTTGGAAGTGATGAATTTAGACTTAGATTTGATTCTGAAATACAAGGACCAATATATGCATCAGTTTGGGACGGAATAACATGGTCAACATATCAATCTTGGTCTGCATTATCACTAGAACAGAGATTTAATAATCTACAAGGATTGGATGATTCTCCTTCTGCAGGAAGTATATTAGTGTTGTATGAAAAAAATCCTGGCACTCCGTCAATATGGGATCCTTATACATAATACCGTATGAGTAGCACAAATATCGACCATCAAATAATTCACTACCAAGGCGATACATTTCTACTGGAATTTAATTATAAAGATGAAAATAAAAATTCTGTAGATTTAAGTGGAGTATCTGGAGAAATGCATATTCGAAGATCTCCACGATCAAACAAATTGGTAGCACAAATTACAGATTCATATCCACGAGGATGCTTTGGCTCTACTGGTGGATATGATTTTCAATATGGCAATGGAATAACAGGAACAACAGGCGGAATTATATTAAATTATTCTGGAATCACAGGAGAAGTTTACATTTTAATAGACCAAGACACATTATCCAGAATGCCTGCCCAAAGAAATTTTTATGATTTGCAAATTATTTTACCTTCGGGAGAAGTTAGAACGATATTAAAGGGCACATTTGAATTGGCTAGAGAAACAACAAGATAACCTCTAGGAGAAACAAATGGCAAAAACAAAAATAACTTTTAAATCAAATTCAATTGACAATTTAGATAATGTTATTATAAAACCAGACGATCAACTTCGTGTTGTCTATGGTGCTCCTCAAACTGGTCCTGTTTATATTGTAGGTACACCAGGACCTCCAGGACCAACTGGACCCGCCGGTGGTGTGCAATATTTTTATGGAAACACGGCACCAGGAGCAGAAGCAATAACAGGAGATAGATGGTTTCATCCTCCTTCTGGGTTGGAATTTACTAAAGTTCAAGGACAGTGGATTCAATTATATAGAAACATAAAATAATATATATATTGTAGTAAATAAAGGGAAATATTATGCCAACTATTTCATTTCCAGGCTCAGATGATTCACAAGGATTTACATGCGAGATTTATTCTTATGGATGGACATCTGGATGTACCGACGAAAACGGTGTAAACAGAGGATTCACTCAAGAATGGTATTATGATGGAGGAATCGGTGCATGGATCTCAGTCACAGAAGGAGTGACTGGCGGAGGGGCTGATTTTACAAACGCAGGTCCTACTTATACAAGTGAATTGCATGTGGCTCCTGTGGTAACTGGATCTGGAAATATTAGGAAATTTGCATATTTAGATCCTGATACTGGATCATTAACATTCGATTATATTAATACATATGATCTTTTAAATCCAACAGAGCGTGAGTATAATGTAGCTGATTTTTCTTGGGCAGCACTTCAGTACTATGATCACAATCAAACTGGAACTTGGAGACTTGATGCCGGGTATACTTTATGTTCTGATGGAGATCATACATATGAGATTTGGTCCGGTTCGGACAATAGGACAGGATATCAATGGTATGTAAATAGAACATCAACAACAACAGTCAGTCCATTTTCTCCTGGACCTCCCTCGGGAGCAACTGGATTTATATTAAGCGCAACACCATTGGCAAATGTTGTATCTATTGATGGCGATCCTTCATCTGCTTTACCACTTGCAGTGGGAGAATCGGCGGAAGCATCATATTATACAGGCGTTTCAGGTGAAATAAAAATTCCAATAAGTGAAGTCAAAACTGGATTTACTGCTGATGGCCCAAGTACAAACGCATTTCAAGTTAAATTACTTTTCCATGACCTTGATGATTTTAGTGATGGAAATTCAATAATCGGTGGTCAAAAAGTAAAACTTGATAATTGGGTCTATGTATTTGCATCAACTGTTCCATCAGGAATAACTGAAAATGGTTTATTGGATTATATTAATGGTGTCTCCGGTTCATCGGGAACTAAAAAATTATTAAATCCAAACGACGCACAGTCAGGAACAAATCCACTATCAGATCATTTCTTTACAAATAAAAGCAATAGCTCTGATCCACAAGGACTAGAAAATGGAAAATATTTTACCTTTGAGGAAATGGGAAGTCCTGGTTCTGGTACATACATTTATGTTTTAATTCCAACTAGATGTGAAGTAATTGCAGAAGAGCACTTGTTTAAGGATCCTTCCGCTCCAAGCGCAGCTGGATTCCCGGATAGCGGCACTGATGGGTCGGGTTATGCGGTCCATTATGTAACCGGAATTACAAATGAATTTAATTACTATGAAACATATGATGTATTTAGATCTCTGGATGCAAATGGTGCGCCAGAGAGCGGTATTATGATAAAGAAACTAACTAGAACTACTTGATAGAAAAGGAATAAAGTTTAATGGCTACAAATCAATATCCTGCAGGTGGATTTAGACTACCAGTAAGCATTAAAATGTTGAACAGAGATCCTGAGGCAGCTTCGCCAACAGGATATTATGTTGTAGATTCATTATCAATTGATTTTAAGGTTCAGGCTATAATTACAGACTCTGGTTATAGCCCTGAATTAATAAATGGCTATAAGTACATCATTGGGGATGATGGAACAGGAAGTCCCGCTATTCCCGCAGTAATTCAAAACGGTTATTTTTCAGATGAAGAGCGTTATGATCTGGAAATTGGTGATGTGGTTCTTTATAATAATGCAAGACCATCTGGCGAGGAATGGGAACTTTGGTATGACACAAGCAATGTAAATATACAAGGACCATCCGGGGGTGGATTTGTTTATGTAGTAGAAGAAGCAAATTTCTACGGGTGGAATGGAGAAGAATGGACAACCATAGGGTTTGGTAATACTGGTGATACTGGTGCGGCTGGAGAAGAATCTGTATTTGGCAGAAAGTATGATTTTAGCACAACTACATCCGCTACATTAAATCAGGGTTTTGTTAAAATAGAAAACACGGCACCAGATACAACAGATGGAAGAACCATTCATATTCATCGTTATCCAGCTGGATTAACTGGATATGCTGGGCTAACTGCTGATTTATATGATGTATTTTTCCCAAATGGAACAGACTCATCTTATAATGGAACCAATCCAAAGGTAACTTTAAGTCTTTATAATGCAACTAGAAAATCTACATACGCATTTAGAGCATCACTGAATTCAACTGCAATTGACGCGGTTAATAACAGATTAATTTTTGGTTCAGATGCTGCTCTAAGTGATAAATTAGAATCCTTCGAATTACTTTCTTCCGATAGTGGAGTTGGAGCATGGAATCCTGCATGGCAAACTGGCGATGAGATCTATGTTTTAGCATTCAGAGATGGTATAGAAGGAAATGATGGTGAAAGAGGTGCCACTGGACAGGGAATTACTTTCTTTGGTAATGTTGGTGGAGAATTATATCTTCAATACTTAGACGAAAATGGAGATCCTATTGGCGACGAATTCCCCACAGGAATAGTCGATGGACAGGATGGTGCAACTGGAGAAGCAGGTCAAGTTGGATTCTTAATGGGAACAACTGGTGTATCTGCATCTGCTGGTGGTTGGTGGGGTAATGCAGTAAATATAAATCCAAACAATTTTGACACCAGTAACGGTCAAATTTTATATGTTTATAATTATGATTCCGCAGGTGATTATATTGTTTTAGATTATCAAAATGCAGAAAGCACTGGATCTATACAAGATTTTAATTTTAATAGTTTTGGATTGTCACTTGCGGAAGTAATATCTGGAACTGATTATCTTAATAGACCAGGACAAATGTTTTTCTATCAAAAGGTAGATAAAACATTACAACTTAAATCCTTTGTTTCATATAATAAAATCAAAGCCAATAATAGTTTAAATACAATTATTTTACAGGGAGTTAACTCTAGTTATTCTTCAAGTGCTCCAAATAGATTGGGAATTACCACAGGAAGTGAAATATATGTTCTTCCTGTTCCTCGTGGTGTTCAGGGTGTTGGTATTACATTTGCTTATGTTGAAAATAATATTCTTTATCTAGATTATGTTGATTCTGACGGCAATACATTTGGAACTTTCGCAACTGTTAGTGGTATTACTGGCAATGAAGGACAAATGAATCCTTTCAATCTTCCATATATTATGGTTGAGGATTATAATGCAGCTTTTGCCGAACAAAACATTCAAGTTAAAGGTAGAAATGGAACTGATCCAGTTTCATTAAGAGTATCTGGTACTGCTGAAAACGGTGATGATGTTTATGGATATATTTCACAGGCTATTAATACTGTAAATAAGAGTGGTTTCTTTAGTGTGTTTGATGATGGAGACTCGACTAATTTTGGTGTATTTAGATTCACTACATTATCAGCTGATCCTGAAGATGCAAATGCAATCCTATTTGGTTCTCCGACCTATCCATTAACTAGAGTTGCTGGTAATATTACAGATATTTTTAATAATACAGATGATACTGTAGGGTTCACCACAGGCGAAAGAATTCTTTTTGCATTAAATCTTGATGGACCGAAAGGATCCATCGGTAATACTGGTATAGGTTTCACCTATGGAAACGAATATTTCCATGGATCTGCTAGGCCACTCGATAGAACTAATGGTGATCCATTAGAAATTGGAGATAAATGGTTCTGTACACCTGTAGGTCTTGAGTTTACTTTCTTGGGAAGACAATCTGATGGTATTGTTGGTACTGGTGGAGAGGACAACATTCAATGGGTACAAACAAATAACGCCAGACAAGGAAAACAAGGACCAAAGGGAGAAAAGGGTGATCCAGGTAATAATGGTTCAGTCGGTGCAACTGGTATAAATCCCCGAGGAGTTTGGAGTACATTTACTTCAACAATATATGTCTTCCGTGATACCGTTTTTGCAGATTATCAAACATTAACCGAAACATTTGCAGGAAACAATGAGGTACTTAATAATCTAGCTACAAACTGGGGAGCATTAGGAGCATCTAATGGATATTTTGTTTGGACTAATTCTTCCAGTAGTTCAGATGTTTCGATAAATGCCAGAATACCAGGATATCAGTCTTTTGTTACAGGTAATTGGACTCCAGTTGTAGCAAATGAAGGGGGTCCAAGTGGTGGTATTGGAGACAGAGGAACAACAGGCGATAGAGTATATGCAATGCAAATTGCTTCAGACGGTGAGGCAAGATACTTAGAATATGAATTTGCCAGATATAATAGAGACGGAAGTCTAACTCCACAAGGGTTTTTCAATAGAATTGATACAGATATAAGAGGACCGCAAGGACCTCAGGCTACTGTAGGCGGAGATGCAACAGGAGTTTTATTCAAAACTGGTACGAGTACAATTACAGCAAAAACATATATTGATCTAGATTCCAGTGATATTCCAGTTCTTTACAGATATTATGAAAATGTTGATACTGTTGGTTCGCAGACGACTAGTGGAACTTTAACTATAGATGTTGAACGCGCCCCGGTACAAACATGGAAGCCATCGGTTAGTCAAACTATTAGCAGAATGAATATAGTAAATCTCGCTGACTTGGGAGACGGTGTTACAGTATTCATCATTCCAGGAGATAGAAATATAACATGGAATGTATCTTCTACTAATTATAGACAAGGTACTGATTCTGGTGCATCAAGCTATACTACATATGTAAGCTCTCAAGGATATCCAACACCAGGAAAAATTGAAATACCGCAAAGTAACAGCGGTATAGGAGCAATGACCATTAAATTAATTGATACTGATACGATAGCGATCAATTATCTTTCGTTTGTAGCACCTGAAGTATGAGGTAATTTATGTTAAGATCGAATCAAAGTACATGGAAACCTAGTGCAGGGAATTGTCTTCTTAGAGGAGATAATGAATTATATCCTTCGCAGAGTTTGGGGCATGGTGATTTAGTTGATGCTAATGTTGATAACACTGATGATTTTTTTCCAATTTCTCAGATTACTTCGAATGTTAAATCATATGATGTACCTGCAGGTGCTTCTAAAATTAGAATTTATTTGACCTCTGATGGAAATGCATCATATTGTGTTGGAATAACAGATCCATGTGATGTGCCAGGAGGAGAAATACGATGCCCCTCTGATTCTAAATGTTGTGGTGGACCAAAAGCAGCGTGCTGTCCACCTGATGGAGCACCTTGTACCGAAGAGTACGAAGTAGATTGTACAGGACTATATAATCCAGATAAAACTTGCGAAGAAGTAACATGTCCTGATCTAGAAGGGGCTTGTTGTGTAAAGGATCCAAGTGAGCCTTGTGGGTCTAGTTGTCCAGATGGAAGTGCCACACAATGTAAAAAATGTATTTTTACTACTCAGAGTGATTGTGCATTACAAAGCGGAGATTTTTTAGGGGGCGAGTGTGTAAATGCGGACTGTAACCCAACAGGTTGTTCAAAATTAGGAACATATTGCCTTCCAAATACAGGAGAGTGTGCGCAAAGTTGTGAGTGTGACAAACCAGCTGGCAGTTCGTGGAAAGCAGGAAACCAAAGCTGTGACGCATGTGGCAAGGGATGCTGCAAAGACGCTTCTACATCAAGTTGTGATGATGGTCCTCTCACTTGGGTTACAGACTGTCCTAGCGGAAATTTGATAAAGGCAGGTACATGTGATGATAATTGCGTACCTAGTACAAAATTTAAATGTGATGAGGATTGTAACTGTGTACAAGATGATGCTGGTCCTTATACTGAATGTCCTGACCAATGTCCTTATTGGATTTGCTGCCCTGGACAAGGATGCGTAGAGACCACAACTGGCGATTGTGGCGGCGGCGTATACCCGACAGGAAACTGTAAAGAAGCAGATTGTCTATCATCATGTCCATATTTGCCTGAAAGCTTGCCGCCTGTAACTGTAGGCACAGTTTTAACTGATTACCAAAATAATTTTTATAGAACTTCACTAAAGGGCTACACATTAACCGTGGCAACTGCACCATTGACAAAACCACAGGCAGATTCATATAATGCAAGATTGATTGCAACATTTGAGACATCATTTGTCAATGAAACAATATCTCGACATAGTTCTACCTTCCCAGAGGCAGTGATTTTAAGCACAGAAGATTTAGTTCTGTTGGGGACAGATACATGTAACATTTGTATTGGAGGAAAAGATAACCAGCCTCCAGGAGATGCAAGATGGAATTGTGGATCACCCGATCCGGCTTTAATTATGTACGAATATGATTTGAGTTATATGTGTTCGGTAGATGATCTTGTAGTTGAACTTAGTAAATTTGTATCGAATAGTGACGAATATGATGAGATTTATGATAATTATGCATATAGGGTTACTATAAAATTTAAAACCACAGGACAAACATTAATTACCGATTTTATCACAAGTGGATTCAGTTATTTGCCACGAAATCCAAATGTTCCTACTTATAATTGTGAAACATGCTCTTGGGAATATACTTGTGATGTAATTCATGTTGATGGACAGTATTCGAGTTTTGTAAATACATTCCCAGAAACATTTGTAGGATCTGGTATCTACACAAATATTAGAACTTCTGTAGTAACAATACAAGGGGAAACATTTAAAATACTAACGCATGTGATTGCAGCAGGTGAAAATCTTAATATGATTGATCAACTAGGAAATCCACTTCCTGTTATTTACGGGGGACATTCCGATGAATCTACTTCCATAGACTGGAGAAAGATAACAAATCAATTAAGATATGACCCGGCAAGAATAGAATCAGAGTTCAATTATGCTTCTGGCATAACCTTTATCAATGAAGATGCATTAACCCAAGAATATGCAATAAATGGTATTTGTGATCTATCAGATCCTGGTTTAGAAATAAGAGGACCTGCATTGTTTGGTGTTGTTTTTGATGATAATGTTAAGGTCTATGACTTCAGAGAAACTTTAAGTTATCAGAGAGGTATTTTTGAAGACTTTGGTTTGTCTTCTTCTGCAAATCAAGGATCGGCAACATTTAATTATCAATATGATGGAAATGCATTTAGCCCATACAAGTATGATGTTATAGACAGTACCAGATCTGAGAATTTAATTCAAAGTGTAGTACCTTTCGGTGCAAATAATAATTACAAATTTAATTTATATTACGGACAATTATCAACAGGATATCCGGGTTCAGTTTACAGTTCAGGAAATTATGAATTTGATACTCGTGAAGATGCATTAGACTACATCAATACTTGGTTGCTGGAATATAGAATATCAGGTGTTACGGCTTGGAGTGAAATTTCAATAGATGAAATTGCCACTAATGAACTAAAAGCGGTCACAAATACTATACCGATTTCTTCTACAGTTATCGAAACAGACTTAGAAATAAGAGCAAGGCTTTATCCCGGCGATGCAATATACGCAGATTCAAGAATTGAATTTTCTAGAATTGCTACAGCTCCAAATATAATTAATTATGGAAATTATTTACAAACCTCCTCGGTATATTCGTACGCCAACTTCTATAATTCATCAAATGTAAATGCTTCCTGGAGATTTGTTAATACTGCAAGTGGTACTGGTTCATATGCTCCACAGACTCAGTATATGAATATACAAAGACCTATTTCAGATTTTGCTCCTTATGTTGCTGTGTGGGTAGATCCTAGTGCATTTTCAAATCCAAAAAATGATCGTGGTTGGTATATATTTGAACGATCTGGATTTTCTTTATCAACAGCATTAAATACAAATGGAAACAATCCAGTAAGAGTGAATTATGCAACATTAGTAGAAAAGTGGGATCCAATATTAGAAACTGTTCCAAATACAGGAACAGCCAATGGAAAATTAAATCTTGAAGATGCGTGGACTACTCAATATAAACAGCGAATGTATCAATTAAAGGAATATGTTCCTGGTGATGTGTATAGATGGTCTACGCCAATAGTATAAAAACATAAAATCACTCACATATGCCACTTGACTTTCCTTTGGAATCAATATATATTATCACCACATCAATAAAGCGGAGTTAATTTTATGTCTCAAGAATTGCCTAGTCTATATCAGTCTTTTATTCACCTTTCCCGTTATTCTCGTTGGCTCGATGATAAGGGTCGCAGAGA